GGTAACTCCTGCAAATGTGTGTGCGCATGACATAAATATACTACCTTTTATGCCAATCATTGTTCCCTGTCTTAAAACTCCGTTGTGTGCAAACTGAATCTTATACGTTGCTCCTTTAATCAAATGTGCTTCGTCTGACAAATCTAATCTCGTCTCGCTAAATACTTGTCTTGTTCGAACTGCTGGCGCTGATGGCATTACAAACATTGGTTTCACACCTGGCGGATTAGAAACAGATACTGTTTGTGGTGCTAACAATCTTCCTATTACTTGCAATGTTACAAACATTGAAAATATCGAGAATCCTAAAAGGATTCCTTTGAAAATTGGTTCTCCAATCATTTGTATAGCCATTGATGTTAAATATGTAGCTGCTGATTTTATAGCTCGCACTGTTCTATTATGCAAATTCATTAGCTTCATCTTCCAGAGTTTGAAAAATCCTTTCTTTTCTTCAATTGCTTTAGCGATGTTTATTTCTTTCTTGAAATCACTCTCATTCAGACATCCTGAAAATTTATTGACGTAGTAAAGAATGGCTGCTGTGTCGTCATTAAGTCCTCGTTCATAGTGGATCATGGCATAAACTTTTCCTCCAGTTTCGAATTTCTTCAAACTGAATTTTGAAAAATCTACTTTTCCTTCTCTTGCTTTTCCTTTTCCTGGTCCTAATACATAGTAACTCTTGTCGCCAATCATTACTACTTTTAGTGAATAATCCACGTCTTCTATATACGGTCCATAAAATGACATTTGTTCAGTTGGATTGAAATCATTAATGATGTCATCTTCTTCACGTATATATTCGACTAAATTTTCAAAAACGCCAACTTCTTTCTTGATGTTTGCTTTCTTCTTATCAGGAATTTTGGACTCGTCGATCTTCTTTTGAATGGCCATTAAAGCTTTTGCTGAATATTTAAGATCGTCTTTCTTAATTCCAATGTCTTGTGCTATTAAATCTTGCATTAGATTTTCAAATGCTATTCTCGTAAAACACTTCATTGGATCTTTAGAATACAGTCTCTGTTCTTCAATTTGATAATGTTTCTTCATCAAACTACTGATCAGCATTAATGTCTGTTTTACTGACATTCCTTTGCAATCTTGTAAGATTTTGTCCTTTAATGGATCCATCCAATCAATGACTAGATGTTCGCCTTTGCTTCTATTTATGCCTGCATTCAAGATCTTTTCGTCGTCAACACAAGTCTTTCCGTCTACAACTTTCTGATACTCCTGCTTCAATCTGACTCTAAAGAGTTGTCTTCTGCGATGTAATGCATCTTTATTGATCATATTATCTATAGCTGTATATGGATTATTTGTATTTGATACAAGGACCCTGATCTGGAACATTCTGCCTTTATCTGATAATGACGCTTGCTGTGATATACATGGAAAACCTGAAAGCATCATCATTTTACTGACTACTGCTTCTGGATCTGAGTTTTTAAAAACTTTGTCTTCATCTAGATAACCAAAATTTTGACCAAAATACATATCGTTATGTTTTAAGGTATCATTTAATGGATATAATCCTGATGAAAAGTTAGTTCTCTTAACTCCTGCTGCTTTAGCTGTTTCTTCTTCAAGTCCTCTTAGTTCTTCTTGTAACATTGACATTACTTGATCAGATAAATCTGTCTTTCCATATCCTGGTCCTGATGTAAATTGTACGTGGAATACTTCATGTTGTCCATATAAAATTATAGATGCTGATGTTGCTACTGGGAATAATTCTGTCATTAACGTAACTCTCTTTGAAAATTCTGTTCTTAAATAGCTGTCTTGACTTAAGAGATTATGTTTTTCTTGTAGTTGTTGCATTTCGATGTAATTGGCAAAGAATTCATTGCAAGCTGCTGCACTTCTAACTAGTTTTAATTCAGTTAATCCTTTAGCATATAATGTTTTGGACAACCAATTTGAAACTCTTTCGATGTAAGCTGTTTTGGTCTCGTGCTTCTTACAAATCTTGCTTTTAACTTCATCAATAACCCAATTTACAGCGCTGAGTACATAAGAGAATATTTTGGGCATTGCTGTTAAGCCCATCGCTATAAATGAAACATTTCGTGCTCCATTAATAATTGTCTCTCCTATATTATCTCTGCTCTTTCCTTTGGCTACTGTCAAACCTAAAACTGTTGCTAAAACTACTGCAAACGTTCCAATGACTTTCGGTGTTCCTTTTTCAAGAATATTCCAAATATAATCCATCCATCCTTCGACTTCCTTCTCGTCCGATTCAAGATTAGTGACCTTCTCTTTCTGTTTCTTAACATTTGTAAGATTTTGTTCTCTGAGCTTTGTTGTTGTTACTCCAATTCCTGTCAAGATTTCGTTGAATTTATCGTCTGAAATTTCTGCTACGACTGTTTGTGTTCTGAATAAATCCATGAATGCATTATAAAGGCCTTTAATTATACTCCAAAGAAAATCTGCAATTCCTAACTCTATTGCTAAAGTTAAAATAATGTATCTTTTAATTGTTGTACAATCTGTTGAAACCCAGAGTAGATAGTATGTAAATAATTTGTATGGTTCTAAATTCAAATCATATTCTACTCCGAATAAACTACAAATTTTCGCTAGAAAATCGTTAAGCCATCCTTTTATAATGTTTTCAATTGATCTATAAGATGATCTAATGCTTGAATAATCGGCATTTGCTAAACTGTCTGCTACTCTTCCCATTCCTGTCTTCTTAAAACTCTCAACTACATTGTCTAATTTTGTTGAAACAAAGTCTTCGATGTTATCTAACTTGTCCACTCCACTATACAATTTTCGTCCAAAATTCAATAAATTCTTGAATGGTCTTTTCATCTTTCCAAGTAATCCTTCTCCTTCTTCTTCTTCTTCTTCGTCGTCTGAGTCCGAATCTGAATCAGATTGATAAACTCTACTGTATGCTGATTTTACTGCACTACTTGATTCTCCTTCTTCATATTCATCCATAACTGTTCTAGTTATTTGTCTTCTGTCTCTAGCTAATTTAAAAACGTAAGTAATTGTAGCAAATGGATTACTAGTTACTCTAAGTCCTAAAACTTTCGAATATGTATAGTAATGTGATGACATTATTGCTGCAATTTTCTTTTCGTCTTGTAGCTTTTCATTTATGAATGAAATATTTCTTGTCGCGTATCTTGTTGGTATCAATTCAGCTTCTGTGAGCTCTGTCGGCTTTGCTTTAAACATTTTGTTCAATCCCGGTTGGTACATAGAATCTAATCTAAATCTTGCTAGTGTCTTTATAACTGTTTTAAGCAATTCGTCTGAAATCTTTCCTTTTGCAATCCAAATGGTGTTTCTGAAAACTTCTGATAAATCAACATGAGAGATGTTATTCTCAACTAATGATTTGATAAACCATTCTTTTTCAGATAATTCTGGATCATCTCTACTTATCATTTGATCAACTTTTGCTACATGTAATCTCAGTGGTTTTATATCATTCTGCAATGATTGTAAAATTCCTGCATTATACATGCTCACTAATTCATCCAATGATAAATCTTTGATGGGTTCAATATATTTTTCAGATAATTGCTTCAAACTGCTCAAAGTCACATTAAATTTAGCGATCTTTGCTAAATCTGGCTTTGTTTTAATAGATTGTTCTATTGGGATGTCAAATGTTTGAATCAAAGGTCTTAATTTGAAAATTTCTTCCCAAATATCATTCAAAGAGTATGTTGCTTCTCTGTTTGCTGCTAATGATTGAATATTATGCGATGTCAATAAATAAAACAATGAAAAGATGCAATCGTAAGTTGTGTCTAATTTAATATAAGACATCTGAATCTGTGTCAATATGACTGCTGTCTCCGCGTGTTGTTCCTTATTCATTTGTTGATTAGTTACTGACGCTAAAACTCTTCCATAAAGATCGCTGTTTACTTGATTGTCTATATAGTTCTTATTAGAAAATCTGAAAACTAAAGAATTCTTCGGTACTAATGTCAAAATCGAAGCGAATTGATAACATCCTTCGCTAGCACCATCTAATTGTTCCAAAACGTCTTCTGAACCAAATAATTTCTTAACTTGATTTTTGAAGATTATCTTACAACGCTTTGATGGCTGGTAATCTTTATGATTTGACCATACTGTTGATTTCTTAAGATTCTGATATTCTAATAAGAACTATATAGACC